CGATGGCGAACAAGGAAGGCAAGAAGGAGATGGAGGACATCCTCCGGAACCTCGTGGGCGACGTGAGCGCGGTGGTTCCGCGCGCGACTCCCGGCCAGAAGGACTACGAAATCGAGATCAAGGAACCGGGCGCGGCGCGCGCGCAGGTGTTCGCCGACCTGACCGAATGGCTCGCGAAGAACATCAAGGAGCTGATCGTCGGCCAGAGCGCGACGAGCGAAGCGGTGTCGAGCGGCATCGGGTCGAACATCGGGACGCAGCACCAGAAGACGTTCACGCGGCAGATGCGGTTCGTCGCGGACGGGCTCGGCGAGACGATCACGGAAAACCTCGTGCGCGAGATCGTGGACATGAACTACGGTCCGCTGGAGTTCTACCCGCGGTTCGAGTTCTCGGTGGAGAGTCCGGAGAGCGAGAAGCGCCTAGAGGCCATCCGCATCTTCGTGAACGAGCTTGGCGGCACGGTGAGCGAGGCCGAGACTCGCAAGATGCTCGGGCTCGCGATCCCAGACGTGGACGAGCCTGTGCTGACGGGCAAGGTCCGCGACGTGATGCCGGAGATCGGCGAGAACGGCGGCGTGGAAGACGAAGAGGCAGACGGTCCGATGCTGAACGCGAGGCAGGTTTTCGGCGGCATGAGCGAGAAGGAGTTGCGGCGCGAGGCTCGACGCCGGCGGCGCAAGGGGCGAAAGTCAACCGGGAACTGCGGGAATGGGTTCGGCGGGTTCACCGACTCGAACAAGTGCGCCTCCGGTCCGCACGACTATCCGGCGACCCGCAAGAGCCCGCGCAAGAAGTCGCGCAACTCCCGCGAGATCGGCGAGGAGGTGATCCGCAAGCATCGTGTTCTTCTCGAGGAGGGCTACGACGACGATCAGGCGTGGGCCATCGCCTACGACATGGTTCAGAAGGGCGTGCATGAGCGGAGCAGTCCGCAGCATGCCCGCGACTCGAAGGCCCATCGGGAAATGGTGGAAGAGCTGGTGCGCGGCGGCATGAGCGAGGAGCAGGCTTCGCAGGTCGTGAAGCGCAGGATGAAGGGGCTCATGGAGAAGGGCGGCGATGGATTCGTGCCGCCGGAGTCCGTCGCCGCGAACGCGCGTCGCGCGCTCGACGTGCGCGAGACGAAGCCGGAGTCGGAGCGCGGGATGACGCAGGTGGGCATCGCGCGCGCGCGTGACCTTGCGAATCGCAAGTCGGTTTCCATCGAGACGATCCGGCGCATGGTGTCGTTCTTCGAGCGGCACGAGGTGGACAAGAAGGGCGAGACTTGGGACGAGCAGGGCAAGGGCTGGCAGGCGTGGAACGGCTGGGGCGGCGACGAGGGATGGTCTTGGGCGCGCGGCATCGTCGAGAAGGAGGGCGATTGATGCTCCGGATGAGCGAGGCGGAGCGCCGGATGTCCCGTGCATGGAGGCTCGGGCCTCGGACCGGAGACTGGATTCGCATGGAGTCGGAGGTCCAGGGCGCGATGGTCGGAGCGTTCCAGTCCGGGCGCTCCGCGTTCCGCGCGTCCGCTCCTCCGATGATGTCGGACATGACTCCGATCTTCGAGCGAGCGCGCGCGCTTTCGCACCGCACGATGGTCGAGAGCTCGGTCAGGCGCGAGGCGATCGCCGAGGGCTATGGGTTCACGATGCTCGCGACGCTGTTCCTGCTGTTCTTCGACGAGGACGATGAAGGCGTGTTCCGGCCATTGGTCCGCGGCATTCCCTCGGCTACGGCGCGGAAGGCGCGCGCCGGCGGCGTTTCGATGGAGATGGCGCGTCGCGCGCACGAGATCGTCGCGAACGACGCCGACGCGAAGACGCTCGTGAGGACGATCCCAATGCGATCGGAACTCGTCGCGCTCGACGAGGTGAGGCGCGCGTTGAATCTCGGGATCGCGGACGGCGCTGTTTCCGAGCGCGTTTCGACGGGTGAGACGGATCATCCGCTGTGGCAGATTTCGGAGATGATGGACAGGCGCACGCGAGGGAATCCGCACGGAGACTTCCCCGACGGCGGTTTCCATTGGCAGGTGAACGGCTACATAAACACGATCGACGAGATCGTGCGACAGGGGTGCGTGCCGCCATGCGGTCGCAACTGCCGTGCCGTGCTTCGCCCCGTGTCGTGGAAGCGCGCGGAATCGCTCGGGCTGATCGGAGCCGATGGTCTTGTCGATCGGGCGGCGGTACGCCAATGGAACGGCGACCGGCAGGGCTATATCGACCGCGGCCTGTATCCCGATCCGATCTTCCGTTGAATGATAGTTGCATCTGTGTGTTAGTTTCGGCTGATAAAGCCCGAAATTATCCTCACGCAAGGCCATAACCGCTTGCCTTGGTGGTGTTTATCGGCGTGAATGGCGTCGTGGACTCCTCACACTCCATCTCGGAGCAGGGCGATAAGGTCGTGATCCGGCGGCTCGAGCTGTTCGCCGGATTCGATCCGACTATCGACGACGGCAAGGACGAGGAGATCCGCAAGTTCGACCGTCGCAAGGTGGCGCGCATCGTCGATCGGACGAAGCAGTTCATCTCGCGGAAGCAGCATCCGCGCATCGTGATCCTCCACTCGCAGGAAGACCACAGCGAGCCGAAGGAAGCGGTCGGCGCGGTGCTCGACATCGCGATGGAGGAGCGCAACGGCGTTCCGTTCATCGTCGGCGACGTGGAGATGTCGAAGGAAGACTTCGCGCAGTACGTCGCGAGCAACAGGTTCCCGCGCCGCAGCGCCGAAATCTGGTCGGACGACCACATGAGCGAGATCGCCCTGCTGGGGCGCGACACGCCGCGTCGTCCGCTGCCCGACACGCGGTTCACCAAGACTGGCGAGAAGTTCTCCTTCTCGTGCCAGACGTGCTTCGAGGCAGCACCGGGAGCGGGCAACGTGTTCGTTCCGGGCGTCGCACTCACAAAGAAGAAGGACAAGACCATGCAGGACGAAGCCAAGACCGGCGAGAAGGACGAGATGGCGAAGATCATCGCCGAGAAGGACGCGGAGATCGCGCGGCTCAAGGAAGAGAACCGCAAGATGTACAACCAGACCCACGTTGACATCGGCTCGCACAAGGACGAGGACGAGGATGACGACGAGGGCGACGAAGGCGACGAGGACGAGAAGAAGAAGTCCGAGTCGAAGAAGTCGAAGAACGCCCGCGACGGCGCTCGCCTCGAGTTCACCCGCGAGAAGGCGAAGTTCGAGAAGCGGATCGCCGCGCTCGAGGCCCAGCTCGCGAAGGAGCGGTTCTCCCGCGAGATCGACGCGATGGCCTCCGAGGGCTTCGCGGTCGATTGCTGCCGCGACGAGATGATCGAGGAACTTGCATCCTGCCCGGACCCCGAGCGCAAGGTCAAGTTTTGGCGGGAGAACTTCCGCCGCGATCCGGTCGGCGTCCGCGTCGGCGCCGGCATCGCCCCGCGTTCCGGCAACAAGCCGGAGCCGAAGGCCATCGACAAGGAAACCGTTGCCAAGCTCGTCGCCGAGGCGGCTGGCGATCCCGAGAAGTTCAAGACCCTCATGGCGCGCGCGAAGAGCGGCGTCTGACCAAGAAAGCGAGAATCAAACATGGGTTCTTTCTCTGACGTTCCCTCACTGACCGCGGCTGGCACGATCCTGCCCCGCCGGGCGGTCCGCGCATCGTCCGGAGCGGGCTATCTCCGTCACTCCGGTTCGCAGGTCACTGCCGCGACCGACTTCGTGATCGGCGTTTCCGACGGCTCTACCAAGAGCTTCAGCAGCTCCAACCACGCCGAGGCAGGCGATTCGATCACCCTCCAGGGCGGCGCGATCGTCGAGGTCACGACTGGTTCGGCCACCGCGATTTCCTGCGGTTCGCTTCTCAAGATCGACACGAACGGAAAGTTCGTCGTCGGCGGCGCCGCAAGCGACGTGAACTGGGCCGTCGCGCTCGAGCCGAGCTCTGCGGCAGACCTCATCATCCGCGCCAAGCTCCTCTCGACTCCGCGCATCACCTGATCCGCACACCTGACAAAAGGACACGCACATGGCAGACTCAACCATCGGTGGCGGACTCTCGACGTTCGTTCCCACCTTCAGCGAGGCGACCGGCCTCATCCAGACCGAGTTCACGCGAAACGTCAAGTCGTTCGCGCTGAACCGCTACACCAAGCTCGTTCCCGTCTCGACCGTCAGTGGCTACTACCTCAAGATCAACTCGGATGAAACCGTCCGCGTGATCGACGAGAAGGACTTCCGCTGGGCCTACGGCGAGGACCGCCCGACCGGCGTGAACAACGACTTCGACTTCTCGCAGTTCACGACCCGTCGCTACGAGAAGGGGTTCCACATCCCCTACGAGACGGCGAAGGTCGCATCGTGGGACATCGTGGCGCAGCACGCCCGTAGCCGAGCGACGCAGCTGATGACGCTGCGGACGTTCCGCGCGCTTTCGATGCTCACGACCGCGGCGAACTGGACGGCGAGCGTCAACTACTTCGCGACGTATCAGGCTCTCAGCGGAGACACCGCTGCGAGCGGCGTGTATACGTCGCCGAGCGCGAACAACACCTACGTCCAGCGCCTCTTCCAGACCGCCACCGAGAAGCTGATGGTCAACACCGGCGGCGCGGTCCAGATGTCGGACATCGTTGCGGTGATGTCTCCGAAGACGGCGTTCAAGCTGTCTCAGACCCTCGAGCTTCGCGAGCTCATCAAGTTCACGCAGGGCGTGAATCTGATGCAGGGTTCCGGCCAGTTCTCGCGCTACGGCCTTGCGCCGCAGCTGTTCGGCATCGGCGACATCGTGATCGAGGACGCCGTTCGCGTCACGAGCCAGAAGGGCGCGACGCGTTCCGCGGACTACATCCTCGGAACCGACGCCGTGCTGTTCCTGTCGCGTCCGCAGGGGCTCACCGGGGTTGAGGGCGGCGCGAACTTCGCGACCGTCACCAACTTCGTGTACGAGGACATGACGGTTGAGACGTTCGACGATCCGCGCAACCGCCGCACCGTCGGCTCGATCGTGGACAACAGCGTGATGGAGCTCACGGCTCCTCTCGCCGGCATCTACGTCGCGAACATCGGCGGGTGATCGGACTCCCTTTCAAGCGGGGGGTGGCGGGGCTTTGGACCCGTCACCCCCTTTTCGGAGGCGGCAATGCCGATTCCATACGCCACGGTCGCGCAGTTTGCGAAGACGATCGACGAACGGCTCCTTGCGGAACTCGGAATTGACGCCGAGGCCGATGGGGTCGTCGATGGCACGAACGCGATCATCGTCGCGGCGCTCACTCGGGCGTCGCACGAGGTCCAGTCGTTCGCGCTCCGCGGCGGCGTCTACACCGAGGCGGATCTCGACCAGATGCAGTCGAGCGAGAACTGGGTTCTCATCGGCACGGTCTGCGACCTTGCCTATGGCATCCTCGTGGCCCGCAGAGGCGGTCCGTTCGGAGATTCGGTCAAGGACCGGGTTGACAAGGCGAACGCCATGCTGGTCGATCTGCGGGACGGACGCAGGGTGTTCCCGATCGGCTCGAGCATCGACGCAAGCCGCCCGTCGCTCTCCATCATCTCGCAGCAGCAGCGGGGCGCGCTCGGGTTGGTCGCCGACAGCGACTTCTTCCCGCGCCGGAGGTACACGGAGGCATGAACCGACGCAGGAGCATGTTCCGTGAGGTGCAGATCGTCGAGTCCGTGGCGAACGGGATGCTCAAGGCGCTTCGCGACAATCTCCTCAAGAGCGAGGGCGACGGCGAGCCGCTTGCTCCGCTCGGGGTGTGGGATGACCTTCGG